AAACGTTTTGTAAGCCAATTCTTTCGTAAGCCTCTTCTACGATCTCATCAATCGGAAGAGTTTTATCAAATGTATAAGAGTGAGAAGTAGTGTTAGCCACAAGTCCTCCTAACCGTAGAAGATCGTAACTTTATCCACGCCACCTGTTAGCTCAGCATAAGCACCGTTAGGACAATAAAGTCCATTACCTGGGACATCAATTTGATAAACTGAATCTTCCCCTGCTGTTCCTGATCCTGCAGGTACATCGAATGTAGCAACAACAGTTCCAGTTAGAGAAGTATCTCTAATTACTATAGTTCCTAAAGCTGCCTCGCTTACATAATAAATTCCAAGGACTCTAGCTGGTCCAGCGAATACCGCTCCATCTGCTATGAGATGTGTCGATTTTACATCTACATTATATCCTGACATAATTTTATCTCCTTAGTCGTGAGCTCCCGAAGGAGCTCACATTAATTATTTATTACGCGTCAGCAAAAGGTGTTGCTATTGCACCAGATCCTTTTAGAACTGCTTGCACAAAATATTCAGCACTAGCTGTTGCCGTAACTTGAATAAAACTTCCAACGATTCCACCAGTAGTGGTACCATCCAAAGTCATTACGTCGTTAGTTGCAGCAGGAAACCAATCTTTACCAGTTGTTGCAGCATCCATTAGAGTTGTTGCATAACCGATAAACTTATCAGTTCCATCAGTCTTGATGTCCATATCAGTTGCTAGAGTTTGAACCATAAATGTATAAGTACATCCTAAATTACTTAATACATTATAATCGTTTGCTCCAGCTACCGCTGATGCGCTTCCTGTTAAAATGGAAGGTAATGTGAACTTACCATCCGCGTCGTTACAAACTAAAAGTCTTCCTGCATGATCAGCAACTGTTAAAGTTGTATCAGCAGTTAAACTCACGACTGCTTTCGGACCAAAACTAATAAAACCATTTAATGATCTTACTGGGCCCGCGAACGTTGTATTTGCCATAATTATAATCCTCCTAGTTTATGTAGATCTAGTCTCTAGGCCGTCGACTATACGCGTCTAGATCTAATTAATAATTGTATAGTACTTAATCTATAACGCAGATTTGCGTTCAGCGCAAGGTATCCCTGTCAAAATGTATGATTTTTGATAGCGCTTAAGTGGCTATCGAAACTTCGGCTCTTGCCTCTGAGATTTTATCTCTAAGAGTAGCTTCTTCAAATTCTCGAGCAATAATTTGTTTAACAATTTCCTGAATTTTTTTGTCGATATGCCCCATATGTAAAGTATATCTACCTTCCTTCAGATGCTCCTGCTGCCACTCTAGTTCCAAGGACCGTTTCGTAGTGTATAGGTCTTCGGTCATTGCTAACCTCCTCATAGGTTATCCATTTACGATCTTTCCTCGTAAATCCATTAGATTCGAACTTTACCTCATTTTTTCCCAGCTTGTCAAGGATTGATTTTTCAATACCCGCAGGTGTGTCTTCAGCTGAAACGTTAAAATCAGCAGAATAGCCGTAAGCAAGAATCTGTACTCGGAAGTTTTTCATAGGTAATTTCTGTCTTTATAGTCAAAATGGGGCGATTTTGAGGCCGCCCCATTAATTTTCTTTATGTATTACGCACCTTCAACACCGAAGATACCTCTAGGGTCTGATACGCCAAAAACGTATCTTGCTCTAGCTTTGTATCTAACGTTGCCAGTATCGAAATCGCCTTCCATCTTAGTTGTAAGAGGGGCTCTATCGAAGTGTTTCATACCATTAGGGACATCTGTGATTATGTACCAAGCATCCGTATCTGTTAGGTAGTTGTTCACTCTATAACCTTGAGGAATCATACCCATAGATTTGATAGCATTGATGTCATTATCAGCAGTTCCAACTCTACCTTGAGATTTCATCAATCTCTCAGCAGTGAACTGACCAGCAGATGGCACAATCATCTTTGTACCTCTAGCAGCAATTTTTAAACCACGTTCGTCAGTTAGTGCAGCGATATCAATTAACGCTTGCTCTAACGATGTTTCGTTTAAGTCTGCTTGAGTAGTGAGAGTATTTGAGAAACTCCCTGCTAGTGTAGTGTGAGATGTGTTAAACAAAGAAACACCGTCACCCGAATCAAAGTTATCCGTAGAAGGTAAACCTTGAATTAAAGGGTAAACAGCTTTCACTTGTTTAGTGTTTGCCATGGATCGTGCTAGTGCTTTTGTATAACGAGAAGCAAGTTTGTCATACAGGTTATCTTCAATAGCTTCCTCAGTGATTGCGAAAGCGAGAGCAATTGTCTCGTTCGTATATCTTGCTGTGAAAGTTTCTTGCGCATTGTCATAAGTTACCCCTTGTCCTTCTGGTTTAACTGATGCATTTGCGAAACCTGACAACATAACTTCTTCTTCAAAAGCTCTGTCAGATGACTCAGTGACGTATATTTCCGCCGACTGATTTTCGTATTGTTTATACTCAAGTCCAAATAGTGCATTTAGACCTGGTTCTAGTTCTTTGACTAGCTGATTACGTGATATTGCCATTGTCTATGCTCCTATTATGTTAGAACCGCACCGTTGTAGTAAACTGATTCATTCAATCTAACTACCCAGTTGCTGTTCGCTGAACCTGTGTCGCTGTTATCTGGATCTTCTGATAAACGGATAATTCTCCATTGACCAGTTGCTCCAGTACTTACTACTGTCCCCGAAATTTCTTCCTTCGAATGACCATTAATAGTAGACCCTGCAACATAAGTATTAGTATCAACTAAATTACCTACAGATGCTTGAGTCAGAGTACCAGCGGTTTGAACCTCAAATAATTGTTGAGGGTTATCATAACAATACGCGTTTATTTTCCCAGTCGTGATATTAACAGCGCCTGGGTAATAGTTTTTCCATGTTGGTTTAGAAGTGGTTGGATCTGTATAGAAACAGCCATTAAAAACACCAAAGTTCAATGTATCTTCATCAATAGCGGCTACTGAAATGTAACCTACTTGTACTGCGTTACTGTTTGCATCGGTTGCTGTGGAATTGTAATTCCCCAGCATGCAAAGGTCACCTTGATAAATCGCTGACGTTGAATTGTCATAGATTTGATACTTTGACGTACCTTGTGTTTCATAGCTTGATCCCATTCCGCCAACTGCTCTAAAGCCAAATGGAGCGTCTTTATTTGCCATGTTTGGTTCTCCTTGTAAAACTACTATCCGTAGTTTTACGGTTTATAAAATTTCGTTGGTTTGAGAATTGTTAAAAAATTAACGTTTCCTGTTACCACCGAAGGTTGTACGAGACTGTCGATCGATGTCGATCGGCATACTCCTATGCTGTTCCTTCATTAAATCGTTATCTACTGCGTCCATCTGCTCTTGGCCTAATTTGCCAAAATATTTTGCTCGTTGACGCGCGATTTCTTCAGGTACCCTTGTCAGCACAAGGCCTCCGTGCCCGATCACCCCGGCATACTTGCCATCTGATATTACTGGGAAGTCATCCTCTGGATATTGGTCGCCTCTTACTAATTCATAACCAGATCTTAATCTGCCTTGAATATTCTTAGTGTCGACGTATCCTAGAATTTCTACCCTGACCCATCTGTGTCTGAATCCAGTTGGCGCGTTGGGTGTATCTAAGTACGATGGTGGAGCCCAAACTTGTTTACGTTTTTCTTTTGCTCTTGTCTGGCTCGCACGGGAAGTTTTCTTATCTTCGTTTTTCATATGCTATTCTCCCTCCGTGAGTCTTAGTTGTCTTGCATACTCTTCTAGTGGCACACGCAATTTTTTAGCGATTGCTACTTGTGAAGGTGTGAGTTTCACACTTTTGCGACCAGTCTTTGAACTACGCGTTGCAGAGGCAACGTTTTGTGTAGGTTTACTAATCGTTCTTTCTACAGTATTACCAAATTTTTGGGGGAATTCAAGTCTTATTCTCTTATCAATTTCTTCATAATAAGAATCCGACTTTGGATCAAACCCTTCTTCTTCAGTAAGCTTTCTATGTAGATCAAAAGCTGTGTAGGTCATGGCGTTATCTTTGCCAAACCATTCGTTCTTTTCCGCCCAATCCTCTGCTTTTGGATCTGGTGGCGGGGTTTGTTGAGTTGGATATTGAGCTGCAGGTCCCTGCTTTCTTCTAGTCTCATTAGCAGTTTCTTCCATTTTTTGTCTGCTTTTGATTTCGGCAAGCTTCCCTTGTTCATATCCTAATTGTGAGATAGCCGTTAAAGCTTCAACTTCAGCTTTTTTATCGTCTGCTTCTCTTGAAGCACCGAGTTTAGCTTGGGCTGCTGCTAAAGATGATTGAATTCTATTCTCCATTTCTTTGGCATAATCCCTGTCCAAAGTTGTGGCTGTATGAGTCAATTCATCTCGTTCTCTCATTACACGTTTAGCATAAGTGACCGCTTCTTCTTTTTGTCTCTCAGCCTCACGCATTTTTCTGGTAAGTTTAGCGATACGTTTTTTAACGCCTTCACTATACTCTTCCATTTCTTTCTTCTGTTCTGGTTCTTTTACTTCTTCCTTTTTGTCTGGTTCGCTAGCCTGAACATCAGGCTGCTTATCAGATTCCGCAGGTGTGTCAGCGGGCTTATCACTGTCTTGAGTAGTTTTTTCATCTTTTACTTCTCCTCCTTCAGCTTTTTTATCTAAATCAATTTCGGTTGCTTTTTCGTCAGCTTCACCAACATCAATTAGGTCTTCTGTCTTTTTGTTCTCTTCTGGCATAGTTCCTCCCTATGATTAAAAATCGTGGAATATATCTTCGGGGTTTTCCACGGTCGCTAGAACTTCATCATCATTGAGAAGTCTAACTTCACCCCCATCTATTTTAATTCTAGATCCGGCGTATCTAGCAAAAATAACCCAACTTCCTTTTTTACACCAAGGTCCATCGGGATATCTTTCTTTGTCTTTGTAACAATCCGGTCCTAATGCGAGAACTAATCCACAAGTCGATGCCACTTGAGCTCGTTCTACTACATCATCCGTTATAAGAATTCCTCCTTTAGTTTTATCTTTCATTTTAAAAGGTAAAACTAAAATTCTCCAACCAGTTGGTAAAGGCAATTTAGCGTGTTCGGATGTTAAATCTTTTTCTTCTTTTTTAGGTTCTTGATCGTATTTTTCTTGAAGGGCGTCCCTATGTTTTGGGACTTCCTTTGGGTTTGATACTGATAACTGTTCCGTCATTTTTTTGCTCCTTTTTATTTAGCAGGCTGGATATTTCCTGACTCATGTACTGATAGGTACGGAGTTGCCCTAACATATACTGATATTTCTCCATATTGTCAACACCGCCTGAAACCATGGCAGCAACCACATCATCGTGTCTCATTTTAATGATTCTTCTAATTTTATCTACATAAGTAAAATCGTCCATTATTTTTTTCTCCTTTTTGTTTTCTTCTTCTTTCCTCTAGGCTTACTACCGTAAGTATCTGTCCAATCCCTAGCAATTTTAGGATGTTTCTTCCATAAATATCTTCTTTGTTTTTCTGATTTAAAAGGCATTATTTCAATAACCAATCAAAAAATTTACTTAAATAGTTCTTTCCTTTTTTGGGAGAACGTCCCTTGACCCAGGCTTCATTCCAAAAAGGTGTACTCTTATCATCCCCTCGATAATGACCTTTTTTAGTTCTGGCTCTTTTATGTTTTTTCTTTTTCCGGGATTTCATAATCTTTTAATACCTGTAATTTTTCTTCGGCACTTGCCACTTTATGTAACTGACAATCTAATTCTTTTTGATGGTTTAAATGTTCACTAACCCCAACAGAATTCTCTAAAAGTAATTTAATCACAGCATCTGCTGCTGCAATGTCTGCCTCATATTGTTTCTCTAATGCGTCTATTAAGACTGCTCTCATTAAGCTGATTTTCTTTCTCTCGCCATTTTCTTGAATGTTTTTGCTAATGCTTTAGCTCTTCCTGTACATCCTGGTTTCGTAATAGGAGTACATTTTCCTTTCGTTCCCCTTTTCTTGATTGAAGCTGTAGCTTTCTGAATCCACTTGCCGTCTTTAGCTCCAACACGTCCGCCTGTAGCATAGCCCCGATTCAATTCTGAATGGACTCTAGAGATTTCAGCTCTGCGATTTGGATTTGAAGGTTTAGCTTCGACACGACCTAGTTCTTCTAAAAGATCAGTTCGTCCGCCACCATAATATTTAGCTCTTCCACCAGAAGCATACTTTTTTACTTTACTCTTCATTGGAAATGCTGCTGTTGAATCAAAATATTGTGGCATTATCTGTTGATTTTTCCTCTTTTACGCTTGCCCCATTTTCCGTAGGACTCATCTCTTCTAGCTTTAAAAGATTGTTTTTTAGTTGATTCTTTTCCACGTCTTGCACTGATAGATTCGTCTTCTCTATCTTTGTAACCTTGTTTCTTAGCTTTGCCACCTTTCTTCATACCACTTCCGTATGGAAATCGGACATTGCTTCTTACTCCGTTTTGTCTCATTATTTTTTCCCCTTCATTAAGGCTCTACCAAAACCACGTTTAGCGATTCCAGTAACTTTGCCACCTTTTTTAAAACCAGCTCCACCACTGAATACTCTATCCGGTCTAACTGTAGTGTGATCTGCAAATGGAATATCATCCATACGATGACCAAACCACTTTACTCCTCGGCCTGCTTCATCGTGAGTGTCGCCTACAGCTTTTGCTTTTGCTCTTTTAGCTAATGCCGCAGCGCCTAAACCTGCTGCTATAAGAGGAGCAGCTTTCTTTAAAAATTTTTTTATTTTTTTACGTGCCATAATATTATCCTTGTTAATTGTTAATATAACTTACTTCTAAATGCAAGTCTATTTCTTCTTGCCTCCATTTCTCCATATTTGAGTTCCCTTTATACCAAAAACACTCGCTACAACCAAGATCCACAAATTGGTGAACCATGTCGGAAGTGTCGAGAAATACTCAAAAAAGAGTTTGACCTTGTCCATGGCCTGCGGATCCTCACTTATAACTGCCCAGGCGAGCACCCCTATGGGCGCTGAAAGTATGAGCAAAATAAATTCGTCTTTCCAGTCTGATTGACGGGCTTCTAAAAGTTTGCCCTGGTAAGATTCCTCACCTCGGGCCATCTTCTCTGCATGCATCAATTGTGCATCAGACATAGCCATCTTAGTTCTTTGTCTGTTGGAATATATTTTACTACCTGCTTGTAAGGCTAATTTTGCTAGACCAAACCAGGCCATATTAGTACCAGGTTGCTGTTTGTTTTCTTGCTTTACCTGTGCCTTGAACTGTAACTTTTGTTCCTTTGTCTATTTTATTAGGGGCACTATCAGCATTAGTAACAATTTCAGCTCTAGGGTCTTTCCCAACTTTACCCGGCTCAATTTTATATTTTTTGCCGCCTTCTGGAACTCCTACTTCTGTTTTTGTCATATTTTTCTCCTTATTAATGTGTATCTTATCTTCTCGGGCCTTTCAAGGTCTTAACGTCTTTACGTTTCATCCTATCAGAATAAACTTTAACCTCATTAGCCATTTGTTGTTTAGCGAGTGAAGTGTCAGCTCTTAGTTCAGCCAACTCTTCATTCTGTTCTAATTTTTCATCGAACTGTTGTTGGCCCATGAGTTGTTTAGATTTATCTAAATTAAGTTTTTCTTGACCTTCTTCTCGTTTTCTTTGGTCATCCATTGCTCTTAAATCCAATTCTCTTGCTTTAAGTTTAGCAATAGGGTCATTTCCGAATTGACCCATGATTTTACTCTCTTCATCTTTGAATTCTTGCATCATTTCAGCAATTAAACCTGCTTTTCTAGCTTCCACTTGCATAGAAATCTGCATAATTTGTTGTTGGAACTGCGGATTCTGCTGCATGGCTGGATTTTGTTGCGCCATCTGTTGCATTTGCTGTAATTTCATCATTTCTTCCCTAAATTCCACTTCAACTTGCTCTTGAGCCATCATTGAGATGTGTTCAAAGCAGTTTTTTTCTAAAGCGCCCATAATCATCGGGTTATTTCGGGCTAAATTCGAAGCAATAAAATTTAAATGCGAAGTTATATGCGCTTGATGATTCTGACCCTTAAAAGCCTGGAAAGGTTTTGAAGATAAAGCCATAATATTCTCTACCGCTGGATCCAAAGGTGTCGGTTGCGGTGGAGGAGGTAAAATTTTATCAATTTCTTTCACTCCAATCGCACTGTACATCGCATAAAACGCTTCATACAAATTATGAAGTTGAGGATTCGCCATTGCGAGTTGTAATTCTGTTTGTGCCATAGAAATTCTTTGCGATTGAGAAAAAATATTAGGGTCCGCAATCGGGAGAATATCTACTTTGTCATCAAAATCTGCAACTTTTACATTTCGTTGCGCTCCCACAACATCGTAAGGATATTCTGGAGGTAAATAAGTTTTAAAAACACCCGCTAACAAATTAAATTCTTGTTTAAGCGCCACAAACAATCGTTTGTGAATCGCTGACATGACTCTTGAACCACGTTCTAAGAGAGCAATGGTCGTTCCAACAGCGGCCTGCTGGTTGCCGTCCCCGACCTGCATATCAGCGATGGCGGCAAATCTTTGTCCTGCTTGGACAACAATCCCCATCAACTGCAATAAAGTCTGTGATGGTTCTTTGAAAGGTAGAGTCATAAAAGCATCCTTGATGTTTCCACCAGGTGCATCGACATCTCTAAATTCGCCGGGCTGAATCGCCTGTGCTTCGTCTCTTACACGTATTCCTCTTTGTTTAAATCCTGCAGGGAGGTTACTTAATGTTCCTGCATCTAATAATTGACGCAAAGCCGTAGTTGCAGTACGACTCAATCCGCCAATCATATGAATTAATCCAAAACCATAAAAGCCCATTCCAGGTAAAAATCTGAAATGAACAAAATATTGTATTTTGTTTTTTAATGGGTCTTCTTGCTTGTAATTTCGTCTGATCGATAGAACTTGTCTTGATCCTTCTTCGATCGTTACGATATAAGGAAGTTTGATCCCCGTAGGTTCTCCATCTTGTCCCATATCTTCAAAGCCTTCAATGTCTAAATTTACATGACATTCAAGAATGGTAAACACGTCTTCATCTCTTGTTTTCTTAACTCCTTCGAGTTGTCGTTCTTTTTTCTCAACTTCAGTTTCTTGATCGTAGCCCGGTTTCAATTCGATATCTTGATAAAAACCAGCTACTTGTTTTTTTCTTAAATCATTTTCTGACATCTTAATCACATGAATAACCGCCTCCGCATCGGCTAATGAGGTAGCCGTATACGGGACAATTAAATCGTCAGCTTGTATAAACTTAGAAACCGCTCGTCCTAAAAGTTCATCGTAATAAACTTTTTTGAAAGCGGATCCTGCTAACGGTAGATAAAAAAGCATTTGATCGAACTCGGGTTCGTACTCTTTCATCACATCCATGAGCTGATAGTTCATGAAATTTTTAACTCGATTAGACTGTTCTTCTTTTTGTCTGCTCGGTCTTCCTAGAATCTGAGTCCGTACGGGACCCATCGCTGGAAGGAGTTCTTTATAAGCTTGCGCTTGAAATTGGGTAACCGCTTCAGCGAGTACCGGGTGCGTAGCACCACTCGCTCCCTGAAACGGTTGGGTGGGATTGATGTATTTAAATCCTAATAAATCTAAACCTTTTATATAAGTATCTTCCCATTCCTTACGGGAAGTTTTGTATTGCATGTAATTTTCATTTAAATCGGAGCCAATTCGACCTAGAATATCGTCCGGCAATAATTCAGCTAAATTAGCGTTATGATCCTGAGTCATTTGTTGTTGAGTCATCGGATCGAAATTGATTTCCGCTCCGCCTTCCTCATCCATAATAACTTCAGCACCATCAGGAGTTACTTCCGTTTCCTTCTGTTCTTCCGTTACAACGATGTCTTCTTTAGGTAATACGACTTCTGGATCTACGTTCGGTAGAGCCTTGTCGATATTGTCTTTGTCTGCCATTGATATTCTCCGATTTTAACACAGTTTTAACTTGTTTGAAAGGAACATTCAACCCTTGTGGATTAGGTCCTCTTAAAGGAGGTACCGTTAAAGTCAACCGTTTAATCTTCGTCATTGACCGATCTGTTCTTCCATTTGTCATAGCCCCACATTCCTCCCGTGATCATTAAGCCGGGTAAACCAAACCTGCTCGATATCATTCTTAAGGTAGAGGGCTTCATCCCTAATCTTAATGCTTTTAATAACATTGGATTCTTAATTCCTTTAGATGCCATTTCTGCTCCCGTAGAAGCGAAGGCTGGTCCCATCCAATTCATAGGATCGGTCGCAATGTCGCCTAAATCAGTTCCACCTTCTCTTTGCGCTGCTACACTGATCGGTAAAGTGGCTGCTACGGCTAAAGGAGAAAAACTTGCTCCTAAAGCTTTTCCTAAAACCCCTTTAATTCCTAAAGCAGCTCTAACGGGACCGACTCCTTTTTGCATGGGTCCTACAAATTTAGGGGGTGGGATTCCTTGTCTCGTTCGGTACACTTCTCCGGCACCAGGGATCGCGCCTGCCGCAGTAGCTCCTGCCAATGCTGGCGT